TAAGCCTTCTTTTCTTTAGAAGGCTTAAACTTATCAATTTTTGTCATCAAAAAGGAGTGAGTATCTACATGAATTTCTTCAAAATCCATATCTTTTCTATACAATTTGTATCGTCTTATAATTGACGATATCATTTTGTCTAAAGGTTTTCTAAGAAACTCATTATATATTTTGTTTTTTTCTTCAGTTGAAGTGGCTATTAAAAATTGTCTAACGGCTTGTTCTTCTCTAACGTCAAAATAATTTACGGGCTCTTTTTCACCTTTCTTTTGCAACTCATCATTTTTCTGTGATGTTGCGTTTTTACTCATTAATTTTCAGTTGCTACGTATTTTATGTCTCTATCTTGAGTAAAGTAACATTCTTTTTTTGCGGATTCAATCCAAAACTTAACTTCACTTTCAGTCATAACTTCAGAACCGTTTTTGTAATTCCAAAAAATACCACCCTCTCTCATATTCATATGTTTATAACCAATTTTAGGGATTGTCATAATACGAACATTGTTATATGTTAAACGTAAGAATAACTCATATCCAAAAGTTAGTTTAATAGTCTTTTTAAACCCTCCAAAATCATCAATAATTTGTTTTTTGATAACCATTCCGGAAGTTTGGAAATTTTGATAACTCAACAAAGTTTCATTTGTTAAAATACCAATTTCTGAAGTCATATTTGCCGCAAAGGTTGCTTCGTTAGTAAAACCATTAAACGCATTTTTTTCATCCACATCAATAACAAGAGGTAAAAAAGCATCAACTTGTGGGTATGCGTCAATATATTTTTGTACGTTCTTAAACCAAATTGTGGCGTATTCATCATCAAATTCAAAAAAAGAAACGTATTTTCCTTTAGCTTTTTTAATACCTGCGTTAATCTGTTCGGAATAATTAGGGATGTCTTTATATTGTACTAAGACAACTTTTAACGTTTCAAAATCATAAGATTTTAAATGATTAACCAAATTTTCTTCAGATGAGTGTACAATAATTAATTCTTTAAAACCAAGTTGTTGGTTTTTTAAAGATTTAATTGCTTTATCAAAGTAATCTGTAAAATCTCTAGCGACTGCAGATTTGATTGGTAAAATGACTGATAAATCTAATACTTTTTCCATTATTTAGTAGTTTCTGTTTCTTGAAGTTTATTTAATTGTTCTTGGAAGTTACTTAATCTTGTTACAGTGTAACGTTCAAACAATGATTTAATAGTGTTTGTAAAATTTTCAATATCTGAAAATTGAGAGGCTGTTTTTTCCATACCTTCGTACAATTTGTCGGCAATATTATCTTCCAACCAATTATGTAAAAATTCTACCATAACGTCTAATACTTGATTTCTATTACCAACCCAAATACCGTTATCTTCATTCATCCATTCAGGTACCATAGATGGTGCCAAACCAATTACTGGAACACCACATTTCATTGATTCTAAAGGGAATGTACCAAATGAACTTGTTGAGTCCATCCATACAGAGCAAAAACATTCTGATAATGCGTTAGCGAATTCTTTTTCACTCAAACCTCTCATATCTCTAAATGTTACCCATCTGTATTGTGGATATTTAACATAGAAAGTTTTAATAAAGTTTGCAGTATCTCTTTGGTCTCTTGTATGAATTGCAAAAATAGGTTTTGGTGGTAATGATTGTTTTGTAAACGATTCACTAATAACAGGTTCAATAATATCAAAAGATATTCCTTTCATAATAGAGTCTAAATATTTTTTTTGATTTTCTGAAGTTGTAATACATTTAGTAAAACCTAATTGTGACCAAGTCTCACCTGGTTGTAATGTTTCCATAATATGGTCATAAGCCTGACTAAAAACAATTTTAGCACAAGGTAGTTTAGATACTTGTGGCATAACATAACCAAAAATTTCAGGAATAATTAAAAAATCTTCCGGAGAAATCTCTAAGTTTTGGTTTTCTAAATTTTTGTGTGGAATTTTCATATACTCTTCACCTAACCAATCACTTACACCCGCGTAATCACTTTTTTCGTGAAGAATATTAACATTATATCCTTCATTAAACAAAACATTTGCGGTTCTGTAAATAATAGCAATTGATGCTTTTGCATTACCTTTGGTGTCTAATACCATAAAGTAAATTCTTTGTTTTTTGTCTTTCAAAATCCCGATTGACTTTTCTAACTTCGAAATCATTTCGTTTGTCATAAAATTAATATTTGTTTATTATTTTTTTATTTAAAAGTGTATTGAATGCCAATTTAAAAGGTATCGTAAGTTCATTACTTTTTTCCCCTAAAGTTTCATCAACAATATCATTTTCGGTTAATAGTACTTCCATCATTACTTTTATCATATCGTATTTAACAACACTGATATGATTTTCAGAATCTCCGGAAGGTTGTGGTATGTTAACATAGTGTTCTAACCTATCTAGGTCAACATAATAGTGCTCATTTAAAATTTTTAACATTATAAAAGTTCTTTTAGTTTATCTTCAAATTCCGATAAAGACTTGATAAAGCGCTCCGTTTCAATCGTCGAGTTATAAACCGTATTAAACTTCACAACCTTTGTCTTATCGTATTTTTTTAATAATAAGTTAGGATTTGCGGTAAGTAAAATGTCTAAGTTATTTATAATATTATTTTCTGTAACATTATTAAAAAATTTAATTTGTTCTAACAAACAACCAAATTTAGATAAAAAGAATAGTGTTGCGGGTTTAGATTTACCCATCTCATCACTAACAATTATTATTTCGTGTTTATCTCTCAAATTAGTGTAAATTTCATTAAGATAATTAAAGGTTGAATATTCGGAAGACCCGGCATGACCAAAAATAGCCATAGCAAATTCTTCATATAAAAAATTATAATATTCTTCTTTATCTTTGAAAGAGTAATGAGTTATCAAATTTAAAGATGTTATTTCTGATAGTTTTTCGTACTTAAAATCAGATTTCTTTATTTCGTCAACAACTTTAAAAGAACTTTCATTAAAAGTATCCCCACTTAATTCAAGAGTCATAAGGTTATCCATTTCCTCATTCTTCTCAATTAAAAATTTTTCATAAGTTTGTTCAAACTTACCAATAGTATCTCTTAAAACACCGTTAATATCAATACCTATTTTCATTCTTCGTATTTTCTTAACAACTTGGTAATTAATGGATTTCTAACAATATCACCATCTCCGAATTCAAAAGTCCCAACATTATCATTTTTCATACCTTTAAAACGCTTTAACGCATCATATAAACCGGAATGTGTTTTATCTTTATATCTGTCCGTTTGTTCCAAATCACCCGAAATAAAGAACTTACTATTGAATCCTATACGTGTTAACAATAATTTCATTTGATTTGGGGTTGAGTTTTGTGCTTCTTCAAAAATAAGAATTGAATTATCAATATTCATACCTCTCATATAGGCAAGAGCAAATACTTCGATAATATCAAATGCTTTAAGTTGTTCACGTGCTTCTTTACCAATAATTTTGTTTAATAAATAATAAGTTGGGAAGATGTATGGGTCTAATTTTTCCTCAACATTTCCTGGAAGAGAACCTAATTTTTCTTCAGCCTCAACCGCTGGACGAACAATAATAATCTTTTCATAACTGTTGTTTTCGTCCAATAATAAATCAACCGCAGCTTTCATTGCCACATAACTCTTACCAACACCGGCCGGACCTGAACAGATGGTGATTTCATTTGTTGTTAATTCGTTGTAATAATGTTTTTGACTATCACTTAAAAACTTGTTTTTTGGTTTTTTTGTGATGATACTATTAATTAATTCTTTTTTACTACCAAATGTTCTAACAGGTTCTTTGGGTTCCTGTTTATTTGTGGTTTTTCTTTTAGCTGTTGGCATATTAACCATTTTTTAGTTTATTAGTTAACCAATCCCCAACTGAAACAGAGGGAGACCATCCTAACTTGTTTTTTATTTTTGTATTGTCACACAAAGTTTCCTTTGGCTCAATTCTATTACCAATATAAGTAGTTTCACTATTAAAGTAATTAGCAATCTCATTTACCGATATATTCTCACCATAACCCACATTGAAGATGTCAAAATTCCCGGTATCATTTATACAAGATAAATAATTGGCCATAATAACATCGTTAACATTAATAAAATCTCTTCGTTGATTACCATCGTTTGTTATAGTTAATGGTTTACCTTCCTTATATTGACCTATAAAAATCGATATAACTGACTTATAAGCACCCTCTGAGGTCATTCTATTTCCAAATACATTGAAGTACCTTAGACAAACAGCGTTGATTCCGTATAACTCAGTGAACATTTTTATGTATTGTTCGGAACATAGTTTTTGTAAACCATATGGTGATAATGGATTTGGATTAAATGTTTCTTTAACCGGAAACTCAATAGGATTTCCATATATTGCTGATGTTGAAGAAAATACTAATTTTTTAATATTTGGGAATTTTCTAATTGAATTTAGTAATCTAATCGTTGCAGATAAATTATGTTCTGTAGTAAATAAAGGTTGGTCAATGGATTGTTGAACATTTGGGATTGCTGCCATATGAATAACATAATCAACATTAACTAATAAATCATTTATGTTTTCTTTGTATAAATCTATGTTATAAAACTTACACAAAGGATTTATGTTTTCCTTTTTACCTGTTGTTAAATTATCAACAACAATAACACTATGTCCGTGGTTAATTAAAAAATCAACCATATTTGACCCAATAAACCCTGCACCACCTGTAACTAAAAAATTCATAATTTTAAATAATTTCCAATTATTGTCACTCCTTTATGTTGTACTACAATTGTAGAACATTCATTAGCGAATCTAATTGATTGTGAAATATTATTTGTTAATAGATATTTGTATGTAAATGCGGAAATAAATGTATCCCCAGCACCAACCATATCCTTAATCTCAACGTTTTCTACGGGATAAATTTTGTTTTTATATTTTGAACCTTTATTACCTAAAGTTATGATAAGTTTGTCGTTAAATTTATTATTTAATAAATCTCCGGTTTTTAGATTATTTGAATACTCAAATTCATTAATTTTAATAAATTTACAATTTATTAAATCTTCATTTATTATTTTTTTAGTGTCAATTAACACTAATTCATGGTTATCACAAATATATTTTATATCTTCATATGTTAAAAAACCTTTATTATAATCGGAAATAATGATTGCATCATATGACTTAAAATCAATTTTATCAATGTTGTCAATTCTGTTTGATAGTGTTTTTTCAGAATCAACACGAATTATCATTTGATTTGTTTTTTCGTCAACATATCTAGTTTTTGTAACTTTTTTTTTGTTTGTAATTATATCAGCTACAATACCTAATGATTTAATATTTTCATAAACATTAAGAGCCATTCCACCCATTTTTTTTGTTCTCATAGGAATAAAAACAGGTACTGGCGCGTCAGGACACAACCTCTCACATTTACCATAAATAAAAATATCTTGACAAGAATCCCCTATTACTAAAACTTTCATAATATTATTTTTGACTATCCCCTTTAAAAACTCGGTATGAATCATCATCAAAATGAGTTGTGGATACCTCAAATATAACACCATCTTCTAAAGATTCAAGCTGATGTGGTTGACCCGGTCTTTGTCTAACAATATTACCTTTAATTAAGGTTTCTTCATTTATTTCCGCAGTTTCAGTATTAATCCATCTGTAAATGAATGAACCTTCATTTACATACCAAGTTTCATCTTTAATCATATGATAATGCATACTAAACTTACACCCTTTTTTGAAAATCAATAATTTACCACAATATTTATCGTTATTCTCAATAATAAGTTCTTCTCCCCAACCTTTTGGTATTTTACAACCTTCACACACAACCGGTTTTACGTATTTGTTAACCATATTAACTACCAACTAATTTCCCAATCTTTAAAATCTGCGGCTAAACAATCAATTTTGTAATCTTTGCGACCACCTGAAATTTCTTGTATTTTATTTTTTGCGGTATTTCTAATACCGTTCAAACCATGGGTTAACTCAAGATTATTTCCGTCTCTAATACCTTTTCTATAATTTGATTCGTTATGCCATATATGTAAATTCATTTGACTTAAAACAACAATCGCTCTTATTGTTTTGGCGGTTACTTGACCGTTACTCTCATCTAAAAATAATTGAATGTCATGAAGAATATCTTTTATTTCATCACCATACTCTTTTTTATGGTCAGATATAAAAACTTCTTTTAGTTGTGTAATTGATAATCTATCAATTAATTC